ATGTTTTTGACGGAACGGGGGTCCGTCGTGTCGTAGCCAGGCGCGGACGTCGAGCGAGCCGTCACCGGAGCAATAGGGGCCGGGGCGGTTGACGTCTTCTTGACCGGCGGGTCGGAAGCCAGTTTGGCTTCGATCCTGCCGATCTCCTTGGCCTGCAAGAACGGAGACAGGTTGGCGATACGCGCGGACTCCTTCGGATTGGTCCCAAGCCAGTAGATGATATCGGGGCCAACGTCAGAAGCCTGGATGGTCTGAGCCATAACATCAGTCACAGGAAGGCTCGGGTTGTAGGCGACTTGTTCAAAGTCGTCGTACCGACCGCGGGCGGCTTCCTCCTTCTCATGGTACGCCTCAAGCATCCTAGCCTGCTGCTGGGACGCCTCACGCTTCTGAAGCAACTCCTGCGCTTTCTGCTCGGCCAGGGCCTCTGCGTACTTGGCAGCGTTGTCGAAGTCGTCAGGTGCTGGAGGGTTGACGGGCATTGCCCGCTTCGCCTCAAGCTCGGCCAGCTTTTGGGCTTGCTCTCGCTCCCATTTCCGCTGTTCGCGGGCAAGGCGCTTGCCGACAATCGCGTCCAGTTCCTCCTGTGTGAAGGTCTTGGACGCCTCGTTCGGCGTTTCGGCCGGCGTAGAAACGTCGGGGGCAGGCGCCGCCGTGGCTGCCTGTTCCGGCGCGGGTGCTTCCGCTAGGGTGTTAACGTCTTCGGTAGACATTTTCGATCCTTACGATCCCTGGTGAACCGCACCAGTACGGATGTCAGCCGGCAGCTTGCTGCCGGCTGAAAATCTTATTTGGGTTTGCTCGGCTCATCCGCAGGGGCGATTGTGAGTTCACCCGCCGCTACCAGATCCATGATGTCCTGGTAGTCGGTGTTGGCTGGGTCAAGCGGCACGAACGAAGTCACGCCGTTGATGTCGCAGCGGATGCTGGTGTTGACGCCGTTGAAGGCGATGTATTGGGCGTTGGTGTACATGGTCAGAGTTCCGCCGATGCAGTTAGCTGACCGCCAACAGTGGAGTTTGCGGCCACCGTAGTGCTAGAGAACGAAGTTTGGCGGGTTCCAGGAACACTTGCCGTCATGGCCCTGTCAGTTCCTCCGCCGTCTCTCCATGTCCCCGATGCCCCCGTAGATGAATTATAGAACGCGACCGTAGGTGCCGCCCTCATATCAACCGCGAACGAGCATGTTGCAAAAGCTGTTCCGCCATTATTCGCAATGGTAAATACTTGCCCATCTGACGACACTGAAGCAATAGCTACTGAAGTGTTGTATGTCTTGAAAAAATACCTCTGACACAGCGCCAGTTCCTGCCCAAACTGCCTGCGTTCAAACGGCGTGGCGATGGAACCGGGCTCAAACTGCACGTTTCCGACGTCCCAAGTGCCGCTCGTCTGCGCGCCCACAGTAAACAGGATCTCAACGCCGGTCGTCGCCGCGGCGGGCACCGCAATGTTGACGGAGTAGCGCGTCAGCGTGCTGGTGATCGTGAACGTACCAGTGGCAATCTGCGTCTTGGTCGGCGTGCCAATGGTGCCGAAGGTGTCGGCGGTCGTGGCGTAGCTTGCCGTCCACGTCACCGTCGTCAGAAGCGAATTGGCAAGATCGACCGACAGCGTGCAAGTCTGGCCAGCAAGATCATAGCTGTTAAGCGCCTCAATGCGCTGGCCAATACCGACCGCCGTAACAGATGCGGCGCCCGTGATGCGAAGCAGGTTGCGGTTCGCCCCGGCGCCCGACACCTGTGCTGCCGTGACGTTTGCGCCCGTGCTGTAGACAAAGAAGCGGTCCACGCAGGGGTAGCCTGTGCTGGCCGTAGGCACGCCCGTACCAGCCGTCACGGTGGCCGACGTGGCCCGCTGGGCAATGTACATGTTGCCGTTGATCAGCCGGTTCCGCAGGAAGCTGCTGGACATCACGGCGGTGCCGGTGAATGTCGCGTTGCCGGTGCTGTCGAGGCGCAGCGCCTCAACACCGCCCTCTGAGAAAGCGATGGTGTCGGCCGCCGGAAAGAAGATGCCCGTGTTGCTGTCGCCGGTGGGCGAGATAGACGGCGCGGAAACGGTTCCTGCGCCAGCGTTTACGGTGGTGCCGGAGACGGTGGCGCCAGACACGGTGCCAGACGCGGTGACCGTAGCTCCAGACACCGTGCCAGACGCGGTGACCGTAGCTCCAGACACCGTACCAGTCGCAGTAAATGCCGCGCCATTGACCGTGCGGCCAGCGGTCAGATTGGCGACGCTAACTTGGTCAGTCGTGCCGCTCTGCACAATCGGCAGCACCTCCGTCCCTGCAAGGGGTGTAGACGCAGCAGGAAGGGCAGAAATCTTGACGTCAGCCATGTGGCTACTCCAGCAAAATTAGACCGCCATTTTCTTGAACGAGGTTATCCCCGTTCTCAGTTTCAAGGTTGCCTTGCGCTTGGTCCGGCCCATAGCCGGAAAACAACGTGGCGATGCTACCCAACCCGATAGCAAGCCCGTTCCGAAGCGCGCCGGCAAACCCCATGGCTTAAGCCTTGTTGATCGGCTTGCAGTACACTACGCCGTCCGTGGCCACCCGAATGGCGCTGACGCGCCAGACGCCACTGACGGTGATCGGGACCGCAAAAGGAATGGGGGTCTGAGCAGGGATGGGCGTGCTGGCCGTCGTAGCTACAGCGCCCTCGCCCACCTCAACGTAGCAAGCTTGGTCAGACCAGATGACGACGCCCTGCGGCCCCGCATTCCAGCCCGTCGTGTTGGCCGCGGTCCCGGTAAAGGATGCGGTCTGAGCCGGAAAATCGGCTTTGGACAGAGGCTTCAGCAGTTCCATCGGTGCGACGTCCTTAAGCAAGGAACTTGAGCTTATACAGCGTAGAGAGATACAGCGCGACAATTTCGTCAACGATGTTCTGAAGCGCCGTATCGCTCTTGTCCATGACCTTGTAGCGCATGTCCTCGATGTCCTTGAGGTTGTCCTCAAGAAACTCGACGATGTTGTTGGTCTTTTTGGCCGACATGAGCGCAATCGGCCCGATCAGCCCGTGCCGGCCCTGGTATGCCTCGGCCAGCGTGTCCGCGAGGTCGATAACGCCCTCGTAGAACTTCTGAAGGGCCTTGTGCTTGGCGTAGCTGCGGGTGTTCAGATGCACGGAATGGGCCGTATCGCGGGCCAAAAACAGCATCCCGATGAACTCGGCGCAGTTGCTCATTGCATCGGCCCTCCTGGGGCCATTTCAGGCGGCAGAGGGGCCATTTCGGGCTCCATGACGGGCATCTGGCGCTCCATCGGGGTGTCTCGGCCCACAATATCGCCCGTATCCAGCGCCGCGGCGATGGTGCCCATCACGATGTCCTGGATCTGCTCCGGCGTCATGCCGGCCTGGACGGCCGAAATGCGCTTCGTCTCGGCGTCATACGCCTTGATCTGCACTTCCTGGGCCTCGATGGACTGCTCGACGCGCTGGAGCATCCCAACGACTTGGTTCAGCTCCTTCGTCAGCGCCTCGATCTGCATCTTGGCCATCTGCATCTCGGGCGACTGGTCCTCGCCTTCCATGACCTTCGGGTCAATGATCTTGGCGAAGCGCGCGGCCATCTCCTGAGCGCCTGGCCAATCCATGTTCTTGATGAACAGGTCGCCCGCGACGGTCCAAAGCTGCGGGTTCGACTGGAGCAGCATGGACATGGCGTCCAGGGCTTCCTGGCGCTTTGTCATGTAGCCAGGCCCAGTGGTCACGCAGACGTCGTAGGTGCCGACTGACGGGTTGTAGATCTTGTCGATCACCAGCCCGTTCTCGTCGCGGATCTCCTTCACGGGCTCCGGCTGCGTCGGGTTGATGCGGACCATGCCGACCTCGCCGTCGAGGCCCACAATGCGGGCCACGCGGGCGGTGTCGTAGATCTTCGGGATCATATCGACGAGCTGGCGCGTGACGTAGCGGATGGCGCGGGAAAGGTTATCGACGAAGTGGTACGTCCCGGTGTCGCCCTGCTTCTCGCGCGCCAGGATGGCCCGGCCAGACCGCTCGTTGCTCTGGGCGCCAAGGCTGCTGTCGTACTGCCCTGTGGTGGATTTGATGTCGTCAGAGGCGCCCAGCTTGGCCTGGATGAGCCCCGTCTGGGCCAGCGGCGGCGGAGCGCGCTGGGGCAGCGGCAAAGGCGAGCCGGCGCCGTCGGTGACGTCCGGGTTGACCTCCAGGTACGGCCAGTTGTTCGTGTTGGCCGTCTTCCAGTTCATTTCGTAGCCTTCAAACTGGCCGCCATAGCCAATGAAGGGTGCCTTGGGGGCCAAGGCCAGCATCTCGGCCTCCTGGCTAACCCAGTAATTGTACATGCGCTGGGCGTCCTTAGCGTTCCGCACAAGGCCCGAGACGTAGAGCTGGCCGTCCACTTCGAACTCGTTGCCGACGACACGCACGACCGGGATCCACTTGCCCGCCCAGTCGCGCTCCTCCAGCACTTCAAAGCCGTTGGTCTTGAGCCACTTGCACTTCTTGCGGTCCACCTTGCGGGTCCGCAGCGGCTTGCCGAACATGGCCTTGAGGGCCTTGTCCTGCGGCGTGCCGGCGAAGGCCGTGATGTTGTCCGGGTAGAGGTGCAGCGTCGCGTCTTCGTGTTCGTAGTAGAAGTACTCCGCGATGCGAACCATGTCCTCCGACAGCCACTGCGACAGGCTCTGGTCGCCCACGCCCTGCGTCATAAGGCTGGAGATCGGCGCCGCGTCTGGGAACATCCGCTCGTAGTCGGCTTTGCTGACGTCCTCGGTGATGAAGCACCACTCGGCGTCCGAACCGCACGGATCCTGGATGGTGGGGTCCATGTAGACCGAGAAGGCGTTGCGGACGCGCCCGATCTTGATGTCCTGGTCGAAGCTGTCGTCGCGGCAGTACTCGGTCAGAAGGCGGATGTAGCCCTCGCCGTAGGTGACTTGGTTGTCGCAGGCGGTGTCGTAGGCAACGTCGGCGTCCGAGATGTACTCGATGTGCCGGACCATGCCGTCGAAGATCTCAGCCACACGCACGTCAGCGCGGTCGTCGGCCGGGATCACCTTGCCCGTCGGGCGGTTCTGGCGCTGCTCGTTCGTCACCTGACGGACGTGCTGCGGCAGCTTGTTGATCGTCAGGCAAGGGCGGGCGTTGATCGTCTGGCCCTGCACCGACCCGCGGGTGGCCAGCACGTCAGCTGGCCACTGCCACATATTGTCCGGGCTGCCCGCCATGAAGCGCAGGTCGTCCAACTCATCTTCACGGCTGTCCGAATACGCTGAAATTGCCAGCGTATAGCGGCGCCGCATAACAGACAGACGCTCCGTATCGTCAGAGTCGGACACTTTGCCCGCTGCTTGAACGTCGTTAGCTGCCACTGAACGAGTTCCCCTTGCTCATGTTTTCTCGGCCAGGAAGCAACTGCAAATTCCAAGGCACATGTAGCCCGGAAACGGTTTTGCCGCGAAGGGGCACTATGTGGTCAACGTGGTAGTCTAAACCAATGCTACGAAGCGCGAAGCAGTAGGTGTAGACGGACTCCATCTCAAGCAAATGCGAGAGAGAAAGCCACTGCGGTTGGCGCGCGTCTTTTGCGCTTCGGTAGTTGGCAGTCCATAAATTTCGTTGCGCGGGGCGTTTTGCGGTTTTGCGCCGCTGGTATTCCGCCAGTTTAGCAGGGTTAGCGCGACCCCAAGCCACAGAAGATGCGGTGTACTTTTGGCGGTCCTTAGCCTTCGCTCTATTTGCAATTGCGTTGCCGCACTCGCAGCAAGTTTTGTTAGCGGTATAGCGTTCGGCCACATGCCCGTTACGGCAGGGTACGCCCGTAAAGTAGCGCGCTGCGCCAGCAGCTATCGCCTCCTGCCGGGATACCGTTGGCCGGTCCATGCTTACTTCTTGCCCTTCTTGGCCGCTTCGCGCTTGGTCGAGTACGCGATTGCGACCGCCTGCTTGGCCGGTTTACCGGCGGCAATCTCAGCCTTCACGTTCTTGCGAAACGCCTCTTTGGAGGTGGACTTCACCAGAGGCATGTCACTTACCCTTCTTCGCGGGCTTGGCAGTCTTGGCAGACTCGCGGAACGCAGCCGCGGTGGGCGCGCCCTTGCTGCCGGGCTTCCGCATCTTCTCGCCAGAGCCGGCGGCGATGCGGGCGCGTTTGGCGTGGATTGCAGCGTAAAGACCTGGCTTGGCCATCAGCACTTCCACCTTTTCATGCTTGCCTTGGCGCGGTCGGCGTTCTCCGACTTGGCTACCACACCCGCCATGCGGGCGCAAAAGGACTTTTTGCGGCCCTTGTCAGCCTCGGTCTTGGGGCTGGGCGCCGGGGGCTTGAGGTTGGAGCCCGTCTCGCGATTGTACTTGGCCCGGCCCTTTGCAGTCAGGCCGGCGCCCTTGCTCGTCGGTAGCTTCTCGCCGCGGCCTACGGCCAGCGATACGCTTTTTTTTGGCATCTTACACGCAATGGATAATGGCAAAGTTCAACACGACGGCTTCGGATAACGGACCGGCTGAGATGTTACGCAGGACAAACGCGCAAGAACCAGCCGTGTGGCCTGAAACCCAGCAGTTGTAGGTTACATTTGACGCCACGCCGCCAGCCACGTTGACAATCACTAAATCTTTGGCGGATATTTTGCTGTTGGTCATAGTAAACGCAACATTGGTAGTAGCGTTGAGGGTAGCATTGTTCATCGTAATTTGGCCCGCTGAGGCGTTAATCGTCACGCCCGTGGACTTGTCGGTCAACTGCGTGACGGTGCTCTGCGCGGCTGCCGCGTAGCCAATCTCGTCGGAGGCGTAAATGTCCACGCCGTTGACGTCAGTGCCGCTGACGGTTGTTGCGCTGACGGTATCAGCGCCGACAATGTTTTGGTCTTCGTAGGCGACGCCAATCGGCTTGGTGTTGCTCGACATGTCTTAAGATCCCATCCAAGACGTCTGTATGCCGCCCGCAGCATAATTGCGCCGCAGGGTTCTGTCCACATATTCCCGATGGGCCACCGGAAAGGCGAAGGTGACGGCAATGGCGTCGGCGGCGTCGGGGCTGGCCAGCCCGCGGGCCTTCATGTCCTTCTTGCTCTCCAGATAGATCGTACCCTTGCTGTCGGGCTTCATCATCGGCCCGGTCAGGTCGTTTTTGAGGAAGCGGTCCTGCGGGATTGACCCCGTCTTAAGCCACTCCCGCATCTCGCCCCACATCTCGGCGCGCTTGTTGCCCCACATCACCGGGTTCTTTGACTTGTTGCCGAAGTTGACCCCCTTTACCTTGTACCGCTGCTCCTTGAGCCGGTCCACGACGCCGGCGCCTAGGCCGCCTTCGTCGATAACCACCAGCGCTGGCTTGTACGTCTCAATGGCCTCGATGACGTGGCCGACGACGGTCATGGTGTCGTCGCCCTTGTGCCGCTTGATGGCGACGACGTCGCGCCCCTGGCGGATGGCCAGCACCGTGCTGTCACTGCCGAACCGCGCCGGATCCACCCCCAGCACGACGGGCGCCGACGGATCCTTGTACGCCGGGCGGCGCATGGCGTCGTCCACCAAGCTGGCGCCGATAAACTGGTCGTCGGAGGCGTTGGGGAACTGCCCGTAGACCTCGACGTGGGCCTGGGTGCTGTCCGGCCCGTACTCGTCGATGATCTGCTGGTAGACCTGCTTGTCGGTGCCTTCGACCGACCTGGCGTCCACAATCTTCGTGCCCCAGAAGTCCCGCTTGGAGTGGAAGCACTCGTAGAAGTACCCCGCGTTGCGGCGGGGGTTGCTGAACGCCAGCCAGAAGCGGTGCGGCGTGTTCTCGGTGAAGAAGCCCGCAGCGACCGACCAAATGGTGTCGTCGATACCGCTGGCCTCGTCGTAGATCAGCATCACGCCGTCGAAGTTGTGAACACCCGCGTAGGCGTCGGGGTTCTCCGCCGACCACAGCCGGCCCTCGACGCCCCAGTAGCGCGTGCCCATCTTAAGGTCGCGCTCAACCAGCTCCGTCAGCCACTTCGCTGGCATGACGCGCGTCGCGCTGACCTCAAACCAGTGGCTGTTGAGGCTCATTGAGAGCCACTTGGTAATCTCGGCCCAGGTGACGGAGCGAAGCTGCGCCTCGCTGTTGGCCGACACGATGGTCGTCGAGCCGATCCTGGTCGTCAGCATCCAGATGACCAGCCAGGACACCAGCGCCGACTTGCCGATGCCGCGGCCGGACGAGATGGCCATGCGGAAGGTGTCGAAGTCCACCTTGCCGTTGTTGCTGCTGATGTGGTCAGC